TACTGCAATATCACACAGGAATTTACAACAGCCAACAAAGAAACCAAGATTATCATTTATGCTCCGTGGGTAAAGGAACATATCTACTTCAAAGACAAATCGCTTTATACATCAAAGAGCGATTATGGAAAGTTTATGTCTCAGTTGCTTAGTTACACAGTGGCAGGTAAACCTTTGCATGATGACGCGGCTGATGTTTTGGCATCATTTGCAAAACGAGTAGGAACCCCACCAACACCACCAAGTAGAGTTATTAATAGTCCGTTTTGAGGTAAGACATGACAGCGAAAGAATATTTATCAAAATTGAGGATATATGAGCAATCCGCTAACAACAAGCAAAAACAATATGAACTTATACGAAAAGGCATAAGGTATTTGGAAAGCATCAGGCGTGACGAAGAAGAACTTGGAACAATGCCACAGGGGACGCTATCTGATAGTATTGCAAAACTGAAAGATAGCGAAAAAGAAGTTGTTGCGGAAATAGAACGATACATCAATTTGTATAACGATGGTGTGGAAAAAATCAATTCCCTGAGTAGACCAGAATATGTCGAGATATTAACGAGAAGATATTTGGAAAACGATCATATAAAACGCAAACTAGAATGGATTGCGGTTGATTTGCAATTTAGCTATGACCGCATTAGACACATGCACACAGAAGCGTTACAGGAGTTTTCGCGGAGATTTCTTTAATGGGAACAAAATACAGATCAGAGATCAGCAAGAAGAATAAATACTGGATCAGCAAGCATCGTTTCTTGGAGATATCCCATCATTGTATGCAGTACAACGAATGGAAGGACGAATACAGAAAACTTGAAGATCAATTGTTGCCAAAAGGCGTTGATTATGATGGAATGCCACATGGTACGGATACAAGCAATCCAACAGAATCCATCGGTGCGCGAATGGCAGAATTGAAAACAAAGATCGAAACCGTTGAACAGGTAGCGAAAGAAACGGATCCAGAGATTGCGGAATATATTTTAAAAGCCGTAACAAACGAGGATATCACGTTCAACTATCTAAAACAGTTTATGGGCATACCGTGTGAACGAGATATGTATTATGACCGCAGACGTAAGTTCTATTGGCTTATGAGCAAGAAGGGATAAGGAATGGGAAGTATAGCTTGGGCAAAAGAGGATGGAATTCCGATAGTGAATGGTAGGTTTGTTCTTACGTGCAGTAAATGCGGTGGACAAATGTTGCGTTTGTCGTATAGCAGAAAACGGACATATCTTTGTGATGATTGCAAGAAAGAAGCAGAGCGCGAAAAGCGAGAAGCAGAACGCGCAATAGATGGAAGGACGCAATCAGAGAAACGTTTTGATCGCGCTGTTGAAAAACTGAAAAAACAAGGCATTGACGCTTCGTGGGATTCTGCGATAAGAATTGCCAGAACGCGAATTAATAGATATGACAGCATTCCAGAAGTAATGATGGCTATTGGTCTGATTCATTATAAATACTCCATTATTCCACAGCAAAAGGTTGGAAGATTACATGTTGACTTTGCAATTCCGAAAAGAAAAGTGGTCGTTGAGGTTGATGGCAAACCATACCACAGAAACAAATGTGACGAAAATTACAGGGATTATAAGATCAGAAACCTTCTTGGGATGGATTGGGAAGTCCTTCATGTGCCAGCTGAAGAAATCGAGAAGGATATACATCATGCGATAGAATTTTTTGTAAATAAACAGAAAGCACCGTACTCAGGTGACAATAATCTGTTTTAATATAGTACAAGGAAAAATGTAACATGGAAAAATCCGAAAACAGCAAGCGCAAGGACGCGCTACGACAATTACGCCGCCACGGTAAAGTGTTTGTCAGGGTTCCAGCAACGTTTGACAAGCGAGTTACTGGTAGTGGCGTTACTTTTGGTGGTAAGTATGTCAAACAGAACAATCGAAAGTCTGAACGTAAGGGATCAGCTTCGCGGCAGAAGACGGATCTATACGACAGCCAAAGAAGTGAATAGAGACAATCTTCTGGAAGTTCTCAGCAACGCCATTGGAACTCATAACTTAAATCAGGCAGAGATCCAATTTCTGTTTGACTACGAACTTGGTGAACAGCCGTTGCAGAGAGAAAAGATAGTTCGCCCCGAAATCAATTGTACTATTTCGGAAAACGCGGCAAATTACGTGGTGGAGTTTAAGAAGGGATACTTCTGGGGGACTCCACCTGTTTTAATTCAGCACGCGGATAAAGAAGGACGCACTGAGAACGATCCGAAGTCTGATGATCTTGGCATTTCGGCTCTGAACGAGATGTTGCTGAACGCATTGGATATCTCATATGAGAACCAGATTCTCGGAGATTTCGTTGAAAAATGCGGTATCGGTCACAGACTTATTGAGGTCAAAACAGAATTCGATGAAGAGGAAAGCAAGTATGCACTTGTAAATCTTTATACATTGGATTCCAGATATGCATTCTGCGTATATAATCAAGGTGTTGGTCAGAAAAAGGTTCTTGGAGTCACGTATGTCAAAGGCGAGGATGATAAATATCATTTCACTTGTTATACGGACAAGAAGGTTTATGAACTGTCTGGAGTCGGCAACACTGTTGTAAATGATATTGAAATCAAAGAGTCCGTCAATGTACTTGGTATGATCCCTGTCATTGAATACAACAGAGCAATCGACCGTACAGGTGTGTTTGAACGTCATATTTCATATATGGATGGTTTGAATATTCTTGTTTCGGATCTGGCAAATGATACTGCACAAACTGTTCAACAGATATGGTGGGCAAATGATGTGTCATTTACTCAGCCAGATGGAACAGAGAAAAAACCTGAGTCTGGAGATTGGTTGCTGACATACTCAGGAACAGAAAAGAATCCGAAGATTCAACCGCTGTCAAGTGGTCTTGATACTGCGGCAACACTGAGCGCAATCTCATTTGAATGGAATCGTCTGTTGCAGAAATGCAAAGTTCCGATTCAGCAGGAATCTCTTGGCGGTGGATCCACAGGTCAGGCAACGTCAATGGCATCTGGATGGAACATGGCAGAGGTCGATGCATCACGCGAAGAAGGTGTAGTCAGTAGAGGATTCAAAGAGGAACTGCGGCTGATTCTGAGAGCAATCAAACTTGTTCCGAGCAGAGTCCTTGAGGAAGATTCTCCGCTGAGAACGGTACGTGCATCTGATGTGGATTTCCATTTCAACCGTAACAAGAACTATGATCTTTCGATCAAAGCAAACACAATGGCAACCCTGATTAATGCAGGAATGCATGGAAGACATGCTATTAAGTTGTCGGAGATTAGTCCTGACGCTGAGACAGTGTGGAATGATAGCAAACCCATAATTGAACAGAAGCAACACAAGATGTTTGCTGATGATCCGACATCAACATCGACAGGTTCAAGTGATACCACACTGAAAGCTGATACGATAAATGAAGATCGGACATTGCAAGATGCCAGCGATCAGACAGCAAATAGTCCGTTTTTGGGTTCTCTGTCAACAAATCAAAACTAAATAGGTAATCTGGCAAGGATAGTGATTGCAACACGAAAGCGGTAAGCCTTAACCGTTTCCTTGCCTTTTTATATATAAGGCACTTTACCAGAAAGGCAGGTAAGGATAATGAACATCCAAAAAAACGCAAGAGACTTAACAGGCAAAAGATTTGGAAAGCTAGTAGCAATTAGACCAATTGAACGCGAAGAAAAATATACAAATCTCAGATGGGAATGCATATGTGATTGCGGAAATAAAAAGAACGTGCAAGCATCCAATTTGATTAGTGGTCATACAAAATCTTGCGGTTGCTCATGGCATCCAAAAGGAACTAAAAGGAATTGCAAACACGACTTGTCCAAAACGAGACTTGGAAACATATATCATGGAATGGTTATGCGGTGTTGCACAGAAAGCGAAAGATTCAATGGATATTATGGTAGAGGAATAACGGTTTGCGATGAATGGCTTGGAAAAGATGGAGTTATCAACTTTGTTGAATGGGCAAAATCTAATGGATATCAAGATGATCTAACCATCGACAGAATCGATAATAATCGTGGATACTCACCATCTAACTGTAGGTGGGCAACGTATAAACAGCAAGCGAACAACAGGCGAAGCAATATTTATATTACATGGAACGGAGAAACAAAGACAGCTTCACAATGGGCAGATATAGTTGGGTTGAAAGCGCAAACTATTCGAAGCAGATACCATAAAGGGTGGAAGATAGAAGATGTTTTGTTCAAACCAGTGAAAGGTCGAGCGTCATGATACCTGCTACCTTTGATGAATTGAATCAACTTGTCGGTTATGATCGGAGTCTTCCGATAGATCAGTTTTTTGATGAAATGCCGATAACAACTGAACAGAAACGATTACGAAAGGCATTTGCCAACCGCTTAGAAGATGAGATGGTCTGGCTGATGTCTTTCTTGTTTTATACGCGAGATAATCCGCAATACACTGCGGCACTACAGGAAATACGCGAACGCTATATGGAACTGGCGCGACAGGAGCTATCTGTTGAACAACGGTACTATGTGAACGATGCGTATTACGGAGATAACGTTGGTATCACACGGACATATGATTCCGCGAGGTATCAACCGCCTGTACAACTGTCAAACAGACCACAACAACTACAGAAAAATCCTGATTTCCCTAGCGAGATAGACCTCTATATCATCAACAGGGTGAATCAGGCAACAGCAGATATTGTTGCGGCAACAGACAGGCACAAAGATGATCCGTATTACTATTCCAAGGACAGGGCAAGAGCTATTGCCGAGAACGAATCTAATACGGTTTGGTCGCATACGGAATATTCAGAAGT